TATTCTTTGAGTAGTAGATGAAAAATCAGAAGCAACGCCTACGGTATTAACCGCTCTGACGCGAAATTCGTACAAAGCGGGTTCTATATCAAAAAATTCAAAATTGGAGCCCTGTGAGGTCCCAGCGCCCTGAAAAGATGCTTCTGTTGACTTTTTAAATTCAATATCGTAATGATCAATACTTACTCCTAAATTTTCCCATTCAGTATTTGTAGATGCACCAAAAGTTAAAGTAGCTTTTGCTTTTACCCCTGATCCTTGTGTTGTTGTAAATAATTCTTCAGTTACAGCATTTATTGCCGGCGTATTTACATCTGGCAAAATAGAAAAACCTTTTACTTCAAAAATTTCTGTTGCAAAATCTGAAGTTACGCCTAATCTATTTTTAGCTCTAACTGAAACAAAATATTGCCCTTCTTCTAATTTGTCAATTGTAAAAGATTCTGTAATACTTCTGCCTTCAAAATCATAACTGCTTTTATTTTCAAAGCGTACAGAATTTATTCTATTAATTCCAATTTCATAAGATTCAACTTCTGACTTATTCGGCTGCGTCCAATTTATAGTAATTCTATTAAATAAGGTTGGAGGAATTGTAATTAATTCTTCAGTAGGCGTAGAAATTGTTGGCTTATCTACAAAAGAAAAATTAGGCAAGTTTGTATTTAAAGAAAGATCTTCTGATGTTATTAAGCCAAAATTATAAACGTCATCGTCATATTCTCTAGCTGTAATTTCAACTTCATCATTATTTTTTATAGCTAATTTCATTATGCGGAATTTTTTTCCTAAATTAGAATTTAAAGTATTCCAGCCCAAAGTTTCTAAAGATATATATACAACATCGCCAATTTCTGATCTTAAACCTTCAATTGTGCTTGTAAATTTAAAAACTAAAGATTGCCTTGATTGTTTCATATTAATTGTTGAAATCATCAAAGCCCTTTCCATTTGATCTGTAAAAGGCAGTTCAATTGATCTTTCTAAAGTTAAATTGTTATCCTGCTCTTTAAAAACCGTACTTTCAACTATTGCAAAATCTCCTTGCATGTCTCTTGCTTTATTAAAAAAACCGGCTCTTATTTTGTTTGTTTTATATTCTTTACCCCCTAAAGATAATTCAAAGGATCCTAAAATATTATTTTCATTAAAAGTTTGTACAGCCGTTCCTGTATCATCAATAAGCAATTTATATTTACCGCCGCTAAAAACTAAAGATCCTCTGCAACTTGTTAAAAGTTTTTCAATATTATTAATAGCTTTATTGTTTGTATTTAAAATTCCGTTACAAGTATATTTTTTTTGAGTTAAGCTGCCAACAGTTACTTCTGTATTGCAAAGATTCCTAGCCGCCGTAAAAGAAGTTGAATCTATTTGTGAGCTAGGTATTGATCTTCCATAAATTGTGTTAGTTAAATAATCTTCAATGCAGTCTGCCGGGTTATCGCTAAACACTTTATAAGTGCTGCCTCCTGATGATACGCTTCTAGTTTTTTTACCTACAACGTCAAAGTTTACTTGAGGAATTCCTGTACTGCCAAAAGTTTCTGGTTGAAATTCAAAACGTACTATTGCATAAGCAACTCCAGATAATTTATCTGAGCTAGTCCAAATTCCGTCCGTTTCATTTATAAGATCCTGATCTGCAGTTTGTGTTGTTGTGCCGTTATAAATTTCATACTTAACTAAATTTTTATATTTAGGTGCTATATCTGTTGAAGATCCAAACCAAATATTAAAATTTTCTACTTTTAAAGGATCATTATTTAAATAAATTTGCGTAACTCCTTGAATTTCGCCTTCGCAAATTGTGTATACAACATGCAAAAATTCATTATTTTCGCCGGAAACATGATAAAAAATAGGAGTGCCACCAATTCTACGTTTGCCATATACAACTTGCAATGGGTTTGTTGATCCTTGTTGATTTGCTAAAGCCGTTGCAGCTTGTGAGGATAAATCGTCCGGAAAATCAGGGGTCATTTGCCCAAGCAGTCTTGACCCTGCATAAGCCCCAATAACTATTGCCGCTACCCCAACGGCAGCTACAAAACTTGCGGTGACCGGACCAACTACAATTCCAACTGTTGCAAGTCCTTGAAATATAGCAACACCAACAGCCGTAGGCATTGCAAAAGATATTCCTGTAAAAAAGAATAAAAATAAAAATAAGATCAAATTTTTAATTTTCATTGCCTATCCTATATGCATGATCAAATAAAAAAAAGCTTGAAATTGGAGTAATAAAAGTTCCTTCTTTTTCATCAATAGATGCTATTTTATTTCCAACACAAATATGGCATGAATCCCAGTTTTCGTTATGCTTCACTAATATATCTCCATATATTGCATTTATTGGGTGAAATTCTTTTAAACCTAATTCTAAACATCTTCCAGAAATTCTTTGCCCAAATTCTTTTTGAAATTTTATAGCTTCAGCTTTTGTTGAATATTTTTTATAAATTATTTCAAGTAAATTTGTATTTAACATTTTATCAAAATATTCAACAATAAAAGTATTGCAATCGTTTTGCCCCCAAATAAAAGGTTTGCCTAATTTATTTTCAATATAATTAGCTGCTTTTAATTTATCAATCATTGTATTTCAGTTGGCAAATTTATTTTTGATCCTGAAGATCCATAATTAACGGTTGAAGTAGCTTTTACAGGCCTTTCTAAAACCCCGTCTGTGCCCCCGCCAAATTCAGAAGCCGTAGCGCTTTCAGATAAAGTTATCGTAAAATAATTTGCATTAGAGGCATCAACTACCGTGTGAGATTTGTTAAGCAAGCTTCTATCAATTCCGCCTACATCATCTAAGCCTGCTAAAGTAATAGTATCGCTATTTGCTAAACCATGAGCTGTATAATGCACTTTTACTGTAGCAGATGAAGAGGTGGTTTCTATAGGATTGGTTATTATTGTAAAGCCGTCAAGCGTAACTGAAGAGCCTCCTCCTCTTGCAGTGCTTGTTGCGGTTGTTGAAACAACAATTGTAACCGTATTTTCTGTTATAGCCGTAACGGTATGCGCTTTATTTATATCAGAAGCTGGCACTCCGCCAACTGCGGTTGCCCCAGAAATTGTTATTGAATCATTAACGCCAATATTATGATTAGAAAAATCTATAACTAAAGATGTAGATCCCGAAGTAGCTTTTAAAGGATTGGCTAAAATATTATTTCTTTGTGTTACTGCAACTGTAAGAGTGTCTGTAGTCCTTGCGGTAATAGTTTGATCTTGAGCAAGAATTGCACTGCTAATTCCGCCAACAGAAGATGTTTCTAAAAGAAAAGAAACTACCTCGCCTACTTTAGCAAAATTATCTGCATTAACAGTAATTAAATTTGATCCTGAAGTTGTTTCAATTAAAACAGGAACCACTAGCTCATTATCAATTGTTATTTCGCTGCCGCCAAATTTTCCAGATTTAACAGAAGTAACAGTATTTGGAACTGCTATTGTAAAGCCAAAGCCGTCTGAATCTAAAGAAACAATTGCGTGGGTCCCGGCTCCTTCTGAATGATTTATTTGAGATCCTAATATATATTCGCCATCATCAAAAGTTTTAGATTCAAAGCCGTTTATTTTTACTTGCTGACCAACTGAAAAATTTTGTGTGCTTCTGTTAGCGTAATTAATATGAATTACTACAGATCCTGATTGTAAAGTAAACGACGGATTGGTCGGTCTTATTTCTTTAAAAATACTTTTTTGAGAAGGCGCTGTATTATTTATTGGAGAAGTTATAACTCCTTGCGTTGAAACACTTGCGCTTCCCCCGCCGGCTTTTGTTGCTCCAGGATCCTGGCCCCAGTTTATTTCTTTTACCATTACTGAGCTAAATCTAAAACCAGTATCTCCGGCAAAAAAACTTTGTTGCGATTCATTATTTGTAAATCGAGAACTTATTTTATCAAAGTCAACAAATAATGAAGAAGCTGTAAAAGACAAAGTGCTGGTTCCTTGATCGGCATCTTCTTTTATTGTTGGGTTATTTAAACGGCCGCTAAAAATAAGTAAAGGATCAGAAACTAAAGCATTGCTGCTATTTAAAAAAGCTTTATATATTTGTACTTCTCTATCAATATAATCTACTGTTAAAAATAAATTATTAAAAGTTTGATCAATACCGGATAAAGAAATTGCTATTTGCTCAATTGTTGTTTCATTACTTTCAACAATATCTGAAAAACTTAAAAAAGATCCTGTAGGCAAATACTCATTTCCATCAAATGTAACTGGTATATCGCAATCTGATAAATAATGCTCGCCTTCGTCTAATATTAATTTAACTAAATGAAAAGGTCTGTTTGCAGATTTAACAATTTCTGTTTGAAATGCGGTTGTGCTGCCTCTATCCATTTCATTAAAAAACTTCTATTAAAGACATGCTAAAGCCGTATAAAGCCGTTGTATCAGTATTAAATTGAGTTAAGTTTTGAGTAAAAGCAACTGTAAAAGGCACAGCTGCAAAAGTTATTGTTTCGTCATTAGCAACTGCATTTAAAAGATCCGGGGCAAACGATAAAGTTCCATGTCCTGTGCCATCAGCGTCTAAGTCTGCAGTAGCCATATAAATTTTTGAATGACCGCTAAATTTAAAAAAATCACCAGCTTTTATAATTCCCGATTCTGATGCTGTAAGGCCGTCAATAGTGGCTGAGCTTGATCCAACTGTTAAAGCACCATCAACGACTGGCGATTCTGTTGTGTCTCCTTGAGACGTACTAACAACGGGCGGGATATAAGTAAAAGTTTCGAATTGCCCTTTTTGTTTTATAGCAAAAGCATAAATAGGAGCAAACTCTGATCTTGTCATTGGCGGAAATTCAATTTCTAATTGCCACCTTTGACCACCTCTTTTTCTTACTTGCCTTTTTAAATTTTGGCTTATAGAAACTAAAGTAGGTTCTAAGCTGGTAATGCTAACGCTTGATGCAGCCGGCGATGTTGGAAAACTTCCGCTCATGTTACAAAACCTCTATTGCCTCTTCTATTAAATTCACTTTCAATAATTGCTGAAATTGTTGGAGCATTTTCAGTTATTGCTGCTATTGTATCTTTAGAATCAAACGCTTGTATATTATAAGTTATATTAACCGGCATAGCGGAACCGCCTGCGCCTTTCAAATTTTGATTTGATATTATAGTTCCGGTTTTGTTTGGCACAAAAACTTCTGCTCCTCTTTCTCCAACTATATAAGGTTTATTAGCTGAAACCGTGCCGCCTCTTTCTCTAAATAAGCTTCCAAG